TCATGTTCTTCAATGAAGGATTCGTTATGATGAGGCACGTATCACCGTGGTTCGCAAGACAAAGAGATAAATTTATTAAAAAGTATGGTGATAACGCTTGGTATAGATTTCACGGTACTTTAGATTATACTTGGATGATCCTTGTAGGTCTAGGATTATTATTAAACCCTAATAGGTTGTTTCACATAGCAGTGTTAGCAACTTTTTGGGGTGGTTCTTTTGCAATATTTTATGCACCACGGTGGATAAAGAAGTGGATACAAGATGGAGGATTTGATGGATGACACTTGACCTTGATATGATACAGAAAATGTGGGAGAAAGACTCCAACATTGACCTTGACAATTTACATACAGAGTCTATAAATATTCCTAAATTACATGCTAAATACTATGAGATCTATAATAACATAGTTCTTTTAAAGAAAAAAGCAGAGCAACAGCGTAAGAACACTCGTCATGAGCGGTATGAATACTTTACGGGAAAAGCAGATCCTGAGGTCTACACAGAGAATCCCTTCCCTAAAAAAATTAGAGACAAAGACACACTTCAAAAATACCTAGACGCAGACGAGAGTTTATCTTCAGTTAGTTTAAAGATAGATTATTATGATACTATTTTAAATTATTTGGAAAGTATACTTAGGGTTATTCAGAATAGAACATACCAGATTAAGAATGCTGTTGAATTTATGAAATTCCAAGCAGGTTATGGCTGATGTAGTTATTCATAAATTAAATGAGGTACATCTCAAGATTGAGGCTGAACCACATGTTGATTATGAATTAAGAGATCATTTTACATTTGAAGTTCCAAACGCAAAGTTTATGCCACAATATCGTGGTAGGAATTGGAATGGAGAAATTCATCTATATGATTTACGGTCTAAGAGACTTTATGTTGGTCTCTTGGATCGTTTAATATCTTTCTGTGTTAATAGAGAATATAAAGTTAAATTCCAAGAAAATAAATTTTACGGTTCTCCTTTTGAGATTAATGAAGGTGTTTCTAGGGAAGGTGTAAAGGATTATATAAAGTCTATTACTAATCTAAAGGCAAGGGATTATCAAGTTGAGGGAGTATATGATGCTTTAAGGCATAATAGAAGATTATTGATATCTCCCACTGCTTCTGGCAAATCGCTGATGATTTACGCAATCGTAAGGTATTTTGTAAGTAAGAACCAAAAAATACTTCTAGTTGTACCAACGACATCGCTTGTAGAGCAGATGTATAAGGATTTTGCTGACTATGGTTGGGTTCCTGATTCATATTGTCACCGTATATATTCTGGTAGAGAGAAGACTAATGAATTCCCCGTTACTATTACTACTTGGCAATCTATCTATAAATTAGAGAGATCCTTCTTTGAAGACTATAGTGTTGTTATTGGCGATGAAGCACACTTATTTAAAAGTAAGTCCTTAATATCTATAATGACTAAGTTAGATAATGCCAAATATAGGTTTGGATTCACTGGTACTTTAGACGGCACACAGACTCATAAGTGGGTCTTAGAAGGGGCATTTGGTCCATCTTATAAGGTAACTAGAACTGCTGAGTTAATGGAGAAGGGTCATGTTGCAAAATTAGATATTACTTGTATTGTATTAAAACATCCTCCACAAAAATTTGAAGTCTTTGAAGATGAAGTTCAGTATCTCATTGGTCATGAACAAAGAAATAACTTTATTAAAAACTTAGTTTTAGATTTAAAAGGTAATACTCTTGTGTTATTCCAGAGAGTTGAAGCACATGGATTACCTCTCTATGAATTGATCAATGATAATACAGTTCCAGGTAGAAAAGTATTCTTTGTTCATGGTGGAGTAGATACTGAAGAGAGAGAAGATGTGAGGAAGATTGTAGATACTGAAGAGAATGCTATCATTGTTGCATCTTATGGTGTATTCTCAACAGGTATTAATATTAAAAACTTACATAATGTAGTCTTTGCATCACCTTCTAAGTCTAGAATACGTAACTTACAATCTATAGGTAGAGTACTTAGGAAGGGTAATAATAAGACCAAAGCAATGTTGTATGATATATCTGATGATTGTACTTATGGATCAAAAAAGAATTATACCTTAAATCATCTCATTGAAAGAATAAAGATCTACAATGAAGAAAAATTTAATTATGATATTATATCGGTGGATTTAAAATGAATGTAATTGGATTATATGGTGCTATAGGATGGGACAGTCATTCTGATGATGGTTGGGTTCATGATTCAGGTGCTACTCTATTTGTAGATGGAAAACATATTTGTAGTATACAAGAAGAGAGACTAACCAAGTATAAGTATGATGGAGATTTTCCAGAGAATTCTATTAAGTATTGCTTATCTGCTGCTAATCTTACTGAAGATGATATAGATTTAGCAGTTGTTCCTCTCGTTGGAGCACAAGCATTTTATGAAGAATTTGATAATGGTGGTATTGATAATTATTTAAAGACTGCTATTTTCCCTAATGCTGAAGTTGAATATATCTCTCATCATGAGGCACATGCTTATTCCTCAATATATTCATGGGATGTAAATGAAGGGTGTTATATTGTTTTAGATGGTGGTGGTAGTTATGCTACTGTAGGAGACACCCAACACTTTATAGAACAATTCTCTTTTGGTTACTTTAATAAAGAGAAGAATATATTCAGGAATTTTACTGCTGATGGTAAGTATGGTAGATATCATCAAATATGGTCACATAGAATATATTGTGACAAGATAGGTAAGGATATTGATATTTTAGATCATAGATATGCTGAGACATATTCAGGTAAAGTAATGGGACTTGCTGCCTACGGGGACAAGATGTTCCATGTTAAAGACTATTCCTTTAGTAATGTAGGACTTCCTATAGTGGAGTATAGGACAATGGAAGCAGTCCAATTTGCTATGGATGGTAAGAGACCTGAGGATAAAGCAGCATTCTTACAATATAATATAGAGAATTCAGTAATAACTTTAATAGATCTTCTAAAACAAAGAGGATACTTAGACAAAAATGTTTGTTTAACTGGTGGAGTATTCTTAAATATACTCGCTAATACAAAGATTCATCAGAGATTTAAAGACCATAACTTCCACATTACTCCGTTTGTAAACGATTGTGGATTGAGTTACGGTGCTGCTGTATATGGTACTAAGAATCCAGAGATACCTAATAACTTAGCATTCTTGGGTAAAGAATATGATCTGAGTAATATAGATTTGCAGGGATTGGAATATGATGAACTAGACTATGATGTTGTAAGTCAGTACCTAGATGACAATAAAATAATAGGTTGGTTCCAAGGTAGATCTGAATATGGTCCTAGAGCACTCGGTTCTAGATCAATTCTAATGTCACCTAAATATAAACAGAACAAGGATATACTAAATTCTAGAGTAAAACATAGGGAATATTGGAGACCCTTTGCTGGAGTTATGCTAAAAGAATATCTTCATGAATACTTTGAAGAAGCAATAGACAATCCTTACATGTTATATTCACAAACAGTTAAAGAAGAAAAAAAATCCAATCTTCAAGCAATTGTTCACGAAGATAACACATGCAGAATCCAAACCATAGAGGAGGGTAAACTGGCAACTTTATTAAAACACTATAATAAGTTAAGCGGTATACCTGTACTTTTGAATACTTCGTTTAATGATTCTGGTAAACCGATTATTGAAAGTCCTGAAGATGCTATTGAGGCATTTCTAAATATGAATATAGACTACTTAGTTATCGGTAATATAGTAGTAAGGAGAAAGTGATGGAAGACGATTTCTACGCAACAATTAAACTCAAAAGCGGTGAAGAGATTTACACCAAGGTTGCACCGTGCTATGAGGAAGATAAAACTATATTGTTAATAACAAATCCTATTACTTTAGAATCTATTAATGGACCTAGAGGTTTAAGTGGTTACAAATTAGAACCTTGGTTAAAGACTACTAAAGAGGATATGTTTGTTATTGATATGGATAATGTTATGACTGTTAGTGAATCTAAGGATATTGAGATGATTATGATGTATCAAGCGTGGGTTAGAGAAGCAGATGCCCAACAAAAAGACCCCTCAGGGATCAGAAAAAAGATTAATGGTAAGATGGGATATAAAGGTAACGTCGCTGATACTAAAGAGATCTTAGAGAAGCTCTTTGAGAAGGACTAAAGGAATCCTTTTGAACCTTGACAGGTACATTGTACCCATATACGCCTACCGTGTCAAGTTGTCCTTACAACTCAGAGATGTTATAATAACTTCAACACAAGGAAAGTCGTATGGCTGGCGTTACTAAAAGAAAAAGGTCTATTCATTATGTTAATAATAAGGAATTTCTTGCTGCTTTAATTTTATATAAAAAGGATGTTGCTGAAGCAGAGGAGTTAGGTAAACCTAAACCTAGGATTACTAATTATCTTGGCGAATGTTTTTTAAAGATAGCAACTCATTTATCCTTTAAACCAAATTTTGTTAATTACATCTTTAAAGATGATATGATTTCTGATGGGATAGAAAATTGTGTACAATACATCCATAATTTCAACCCTGAGAAGTCTCAGAATCCGTTTGCTTATTTTACTCAGATTATCCATTATGCGTTTTTACGTAGGATACAGAAAGAGAAGAAGCAGTTAGAGATTAAAAATAAGATTATTGAGAAGAATGGTTATGAAGAAGTTTTTCATGATGATAGTTTAACTGAAGGTGGAAATTTTTCAGACTATAATAGTATAAAAGATTCTATTCATTCCAAGACTCGATATCAATGAAGGTAGCAGTAATAACTGACCAACATTTTGGTGCTCGTAAGAATTCCAAATTGTTCCACGATTATTTTCTTAAATTTTATAACGATATATTCTTCCCAGAGATAGAGAAGAGAGGTATTGATACCATTATTGATATGGGAGATACCTTTGATAATAGGAAGGGTATAGATTTTGCTGCTTTGAAATGGGCAAAAGATAATTATTATGATAGACTTACATCCTATACTATCCATACTATTGTTGGTAACCATACTGCTTATTATAAGAATACCAACGAAGTAAATGCTATAGACCTACTACTTAGAGAGTACCCTAATATAACTTGTTATTCTGAGACTACAGAACTTAAGTTTGATAAGTTAAAGACTTTATTGATTCCTTGGATTTGTAAGGAGAATGAAGAAGAGACATTTAAAAGGATTAAAGCATCTAAAGCAAAAGTTGGATTTGGTCATTTAGAATTGAATGGGTTCACTGCTACTCGTGGACATGTTATGATGAATGGATATGAGGTTGATGTATATGATAAGTTTGCAAAGGTATTTACTGGTCACTATCATACAAGATCTGATAATGGAAAAATATATTACTTAGGTAATCCGTATGAGATGTTTGCTAACGATACTGGAGATCCTAGAGGATTCCATATATTTGATACAGAGACTTTAGAAACAGAAGAGATTCGTAATCCATATAGAATTTTTTATAATGTTTATTATGAGGATGACAACGCACAAACATTTGATGCTAGACAATATCAGGATAAGATAGTAAAATTATTTGTAAAGAAGAAGACCTATCCTAAGAAGTTTGAGAAGTTTGTTGATAAGATTTATGCTGCCAATGTTGCAGAATTAAGGATTGTAGAGAACTTCAATGATGTAAATGATCAGGTCGATGATACTGATATTGAATCGGAAGATACTATATCATTATTAAACAGGTATGTAGAAGAAACTGAAACGACTTTAAACAAGTCTCAGATTCAGAGTCTTATAGAAGAAGTCTATAGGGAGGCATGTGAATTAGTTTAATGTACATACTTACCTTAGAGGGTCGTGAAGACCAAGGAGCGTACTCCGTTACAAATGAAGAGGGAAGACAAGTTCTCTATCTTTTTGAAGAGGAGGACGATTGTGATCGCTTTGCTATGATGTTAGAAGAGAGGGATAACCATCCTGATTTAAATGTAATAGAAGTTGATGACCATTTAATTGTCAAAACTTGCCAGTTGCATGGATATGAGTATGCTGTAATTACTGGTAATGATCTTGTGATACCACCTGAGAATGATAACCTTTAAAAAACTTCGATATAAAAATTTTCTGAGTACTGGAAATCAATTTACTGAAATTGTATTTGATAAAAACTCATTTAATACTTTAGTTGTTGGTAATAATGGTGCTGGTAAAAGCACTATACTTGATGCATTAACATTTTCTCTATTTGGTAAATCTTACAGAGGTGTAAGTAAGAGTCAATTAGTTAATAGTGTCAATGAAAAAGGAACTGAAGTTGAGATTGAGTTTGAGATTGGTACGGTCAAGTGGAAGATTGTTAGATGTATTAAACCAAATAAATTTAATATTTTTAAGAATGATGAGATTTTAAATCAAGATGCTCATGCTAATGCACAGCAGACTTGGTTAGAGACTGTAGTTCTTAAGATGAATTATAAGTCATTCACTCAGATTGTTATTCTTGGTAGCAGTAATTTTGTTCCTTTTATGCAACTGAGTGCTTCTAATAGGAGAGAAGTCATTGAAGATATATTGGATATTAAAATATTCTCTCAGATGAATTCGGTTGTTAAAGATAGAGTTAAGATAGTTAAGGATCAGATTAGAGAGTTAGAATATAAATTGATGACTCTGGAAGAGAAGTATGAGATGCAACAAACTTTTATAGATGAGATTGAGGCATTGGGTAAGAAAGATATTAGTGCTAAGAAGAAGTCTATTAAGGGTCATATTAAAGAGCAAGAAAATTTATTAAGCGAACAAAAGGAACTTGAAAAGTCTTTAGAATCTAAGAATAAAGAGTTAGAAAATTTTAGTGGAGCAAGACAAAAACTTCGTAAGTTAGGAAACCTTAAAGGAAAAATTACCCAAAAAGTATCGACCATTACTAAAGAGCATAAGTTCTTCACAGATAATGTAACATGCCCTACATGTACCCAACCTATTGCAGAGGACTTCAGAATAAATAAAATTACGGACTCCCAAAATAAAGCAAAAGAGTTGCAATCTGGGTATAAAGAACTCGAAGAAGCAATTAAAGAGGAAGAGTTGAGGGAGTCCACCTTTATTAAAATATCCGACGAGGTAACAAGTCTAACGCATGGCATTTCTCAAGTTAATACAAAAATCTCTGGTTACCAAAGACAAGTCAGAGATTTGGAGCAGGAAATTCAAACTCTTACCACTAAACTTGAAGACAGAAATATTGAACATGAAAAGTTAACCGACTTTAAAAATCAGTTTGAGATTGCCAGCACAGATGCGGATTCTAAAAAAGATGATATAATAAGATACAACTTTGTATTTGATCTCCTGAAGGATGGTGGTGTAAAAACCAAAATCATCAGGAAGTATCTACCTCTGATTAATCAGCAGGTAAACCGTTATCTTCAGATGATGGACTTTTATATTAACTTCTCATTAGATGAGGAGTTTAATGAGTCTATCAAATCTCCTATACATGAGGACTTCTCATACTCTTCTTTTAGTGAGGGTGAGAAGATGAGGATTGACTTGGCACTCTTGTTTACATGGCGAGAAGTTGCTAAAATAAAAAACTCATTGAATTGTAATCTTATCATTTTTGATGAGACATTTGATTCATCTCTTGATGGGTTTGGCACAGACGAATTCCTTCGGATAATTCGATTTGTGGTAGAGAAGGCAAACATTTTTGTAATCTCTCATAAGGAGGGTTTACAAGATAAATTCTCAAACGTTATTCGATTTGAAAAAATTAAAGGATTTAGTAGGATGGAATCATGACAAGATCATTAGTAACTGGAGGGGCAGGATTCATAGGATCAAACCTCGTAGACAAACTCCTTGCAGAAGGGCATGAGGTAGTTGTAATTGATAATGAGTATTCAGATGCTCACGATCAGTTCTATTGGAATGATAAGACAGAGAATCATAAGTTTGATATCTGCGACTATGAGAATACTCGTCCGTTATATGACGGTATTGATTACGTATTTCATATTGCAGCAGAAGCAAGAATTCAACCAGCAATAGAGAATCCAATTAGAGCAGTTCAAATAAACTCTGTAGGAACCTGTACAGTACTTCAGTGTGCAAGAGAAGCAGGTGTTAAGAAGGTGATGTATTCATCCACTTCATCTGGTTATGGTATGAATAAAGTACCAAATTCTGAGATGCAACCAGATGATTGTTTGAATCCTTATTCAATATCAAAGGTGAATGGTGAGAAGTTATGTAAGATGTATACAGATCTATATGGTCTTAAGACTGTTATATTCAGATACTTTAATGTCTATGGTGAGCGTCAACCATTAAGAGGACAGTATGCTCCTGTTATTGGTATCTTCTTACGTCAATTGGCAGCAGGTGAGAAGTTAACTATTGTTGGTGATGGTGAGCAACGTAGAGACTTTACACATGTATCTGATGTAGTACAGGCAAATTATCTTGCTGCTATTACTGATGTTAAAGATGAGTATTATGGATGTGTCTATAATGTAGGTAATGGTAAGAACTATTCTGTCAATCAAGTTGCACGAATGATTACTTGTTTAGATAGTAGACTGACCTATATACCTGAGAGACCTGGTGAAGCAAGAGAAACACTTGCACAGAATACTCTTCTGAGACTTATCTTCGGGTGGAGACAAACCGTAGAACTGGAGGATTGGATCGGTGGACAAACCATACGATGATTCTAATTGGAGAGAGGAATATAAGGCTTATACCTCTAGTAGGTATGAGTTAGATTTGCTTGAGAATGGACCAAGGAGTCTTGCTCAATCTTGGATGATGGGTGCATTGCACAACAAATGGAAGAAGATTCATGGTATAGTGGAACCTGAACCACCTGATTGTTCATCCAATCTCAAGGACTCACTTAAAAAGTTCGATGAAACTACCTAACTGGCAACACAATTCGGGCAAAGAACCGAAGCGAACGCTTAAACCTCAAGCGTTACGCAGTGCAAGAGAACGACGTAGACAGTTAAAAAAGCGTCTACTTAATACCTCTTCCCCACGGAAGGGGTTTTATAATGTGTATAACAAGTTAAAAAGTCCATGTCTGTCAATTTAGAAATTAAAGGAACCCTAGCAAAATTACTTGCTACAGAAGATCTAATCATTGAGAACAAGGATGTTGAAACCGCTGCGTTTAATGTTCAGACTCGTGTATTAACACTTCCTATGTGGGAGAAGGCAGATGAAGTTGTATATGATATGTTGGTAGGTCATGAAGTAGGACATGCATTATATACACCTAATAGAGACCCTAGAGTAAATGTTCCTCAGGCATTTCTTAATGTAACTGAAGATGCTCGTATAGAGAAATTGATGAAGCGTAAATATCTTGGACTCGGTAAAACATTTAGAAATGGTTATCAAAGATTATTTGAAGATGACTTCTTTAGTCTTCAGAATGAAGATATTAATGATCTTACTCTTGCTGATAAAGTAAATTTACATTATAAGATTGGAGCATTCCTTGCAATATGGTTCACTGAACAAGAGCAGGAGATTGTTGATCTTGTTGGTGCTTCAGAGACTTTTGAAGAAGCAGAGCATGCAGCAGAAGTATTATACAACTATTGTAGAGAAGCAAAAGAACAAGAGGAAGATGAAGAAGATTCTGATACTGATAATGCTGCATCATTAAAAATGGAGATGGGATTACCTGCTACTGCTACAGATGGTGAGAGTAGTGAGGAAGAAGCAGAACAGGAAGAAGAAGGTGATGCTGAAGGTGAAGGAGAGGAAGAAAAATCAGAAGGAGAAGAGAAGAATAATGAAGAATCAAAAGATACTCCAACAATGACTGATGGTACACCTGAAGAATCTGATGATAAGGAACCACAAGTTCAAACTGACGATCTGTTGAGACAAAAAATTAGTGATCTTATATCTAGAGATTCATTCCCAAATGAGTATCTAACTTTTACAGATGTAGACTTAGACACTATTATTGGTAAGAATGAGGATATTCATGCTTACATCAAAAAGACATGGGATGATTGGGAGAAAGATGTTTTAAGTAATCCTGAAGAAGCAGCAAGGTATCTTAATAGATCTGGCATGTACTATAGAGCAGATTTTAACACTGTTGATGCATCCTTTATTCAGTATAAAAAAGACGCACAAAAAGCAGTTAATTATCTTATTAAAGAATTTGAAATGAAAAAGGCAGCGTCAGCATATGCTCGTTCTGCTACATCCAAGACTGGTGTCCTTGACTGTACTAAACTCCACACTTACAAATTTAATGAGGATCTATTTAAAAAGGTCACTACGATTGCTGATGGTCAAAGTCATGGATTAATCTTTATTCTTGATTGGTCTGGATCAATGCAGACTGTAATGAAGGATACTTTAAAGCAACTTTATAATTTAATTTGGTTCTGTAAGAAGACAAATATTCCATTTAAGGTATTGGCATTTACATTTGAATGGAAGTGTGCTGAGTATGATGCTGATCATCGTCTTATAGAGGTTCCAGATCATTATGTACCAACTGAAGGTGCATTATGTATTGATCATAGATTCTCATTGATGGAGTTCTTTAATAGCAATACACGCACACCTGATCTAGAGATTCAGATGAAAAATATTTGGAGAATCGCTCATTCATTTAGAGACTATGCAGAGTATCCAACTCCACGTAGACTACAACTTTCTGGAACACCATTGAATGAGTCAATAGTAGCTTTGAATAAGATAATTCCCCAATTCAAAGAAGAGTGTAAGATGGAGAAGGTTAATGTTGTAATGCTTACTGATGGTGAAGCACATCATCTACACCGTCATAAAGAAGTTCAAAGACATTGGGAACCAGATACATTTATGGGTTCATGTCAGATTAATCATCATAGAGATTATCTACGTAATCGTAAGACTGGTAGGACATATAAGATGCCATCTCGCTACCATGAGTTTAGTCAACTTTTGATTAGGTATGTTACTGATGTACATAAGGATGTTAACTTTATTGGTATTCGTTTAATGGAGTCAAGGGATCATAGTTATATGCTTGGTCGTTATTGTATGGTTGATTCTCCTGAGTATATTCAAGCAAAGAAAGAATGGAGGAAGTCTAAGAGTTTCTCTATCAAGGTTGAAGGATATAAGAAGTATTTTGGAATGTCTAATAGTGTTTTATCAGCAACTGATACAACTGCCATACTTGCAAAGAATGCTTCAAAGTCACAAATAAAGAGTTATTTTAACCGTTCTCTTAAGGATAAGCGTCTAAATAAGAAGATACTTAGTGAGTTTGTAGAACTCATTGCATAATGCTTAATAGACACGAATGGGATATGATTGCTAGGTGTGTGCATAGTCACCCACCTAGCATTACTGCTGAAGAAGCAAATGACCTTATAAAAAAATTAGCAGAGACAGTTGAAGAACTGGAACAGTTAAAACAGTTAAGTATTAAATAGCGTATATAATATGATTACTGAACAACAATTACATTATGGCCTTTGAAACTAAAATGACTAAAGAAGAAGTCATTACTGGTTTAAAAACTAATTACGGTACAGAGTTTACCACTGCTGACGTTAAAGCATTTTGTGCTATGAACGATATTGGTTATCAGACCATAACTAAGAAAATTCAAGAGCATAAAGTTGCAAAAGGTAAATGGAATTTGGAGGTAACTACTAAGGTTGTGGAAGAATTAAATACTGCTTTTGAAGCACCTGCAGCATTACCTGCTGTTCAACAAAATTTAGTTCCTGATAAGGATGCTACCTTTGTTAAATTTGGTCCTTTTACTGATGTAAAGAAGATCATTCAATCCAAATTATTCTACCCATCATTTATTACTGGATTATCTGGTAATGGTAAGACCTTTAGTGTAGAACAAGCATGTGCTCAATTAAATAGGGAGTTAATTCGTGTCAACATCACAATCGAAACGGACGAAGATGATCTCATTGGTGGTTTCCGTCTTATTAATGGTAGCACTGTTTGGCACAACGGTCCTGTTGTCGAAGCACTCGAAAGAGGGGCAGTATTGCTTTTGGATGAAGTTGATCTTGCCTCTAACAAGATCTTGTGTCTCCAGTCCGTCCTAGAAGGTAAAGGAATATTCCTTAAGAAGATTGGTAAGTTTGTAAAACCTGCTCATGGTTTTAACATCATTGCTACTGCTAACACCAAGGGTAAGGGATCTGAAGATGGAAGATTTATTGGAACTAATGTTCTTAATGAAGCATTCTTAGAGAGATTCTGTGTAACCTTTGAGCAACAGTATCCTGTTCCTGCTACTGAGCATAAGATTCTTACTGCAAAGGCAGTAGAGGTTGGTATTCAACTTTTAGATAGTAGAGAACCTTGTGAGAACACTGAGTTCTGTAAGCGTCTTGTAGACTGGGCAGACATCATCCGTAAGACATTTTATGATGGTGGTGTTGATGAAGTTATATCAACTCGTCGTTTGACACACATCATTAGAGCGTATAGTATCTTTAATAACAAAGAGAAAGCAATTAAGATGTGTCTTAATAGATTCGATGATGAGACTAAGCAGTCCTTCATGGAACTCTATGATAAAGTTGATCCTGACTTTGTACCAACAGAAGATGGACAAGAAGACGAATCCTTGATATAATATTAGGAGAAAAGTATGACTTCTATCATGGGTGATGAGAATAGAGTGACTCCACAGGAGAGTGATGAGTATGATCCAAAACCAGCATCAAATACCATCACTCCACAGGAGAGTGATGAGTATGATCTGATTAATCCAGAACCAAAGCATTCTAAGTATTATTATGATTATGATCGGAATGGTGATATGCCAAATCCATTTGCTACCGATCCTTTATCAGATAATGATGATCAAATAGCACATCATATTGATACGAGCACAAGTTTTGATTACGCAGATGCAGTTGACTTCCAAGTAGATAACATGGTTGGTGCAGCAGAGACTATCACCATTGATACTAGTGGTTTTGATCTTTATGGAAAAGATGTTGTTACTTTTGGGACATCTACAGCAAATGAAGAAGAGTTTACTCTACCAACCAACACACCTTTTCTTGGGGAAGATAACACTGAATATGAGGATTCAAAACCTCAACCAGATTTAGGATTTAAATCTCACAAATACCAAGAAGATAAAGGTATTGCAGATCTTAAAGATTATGTCTCTTCTACTTATAGAGGACATTATACAAATAAGAATTCTGATACTCAAACCCTTGATCTTATTCATTCTGTAGGGGATGCAGAATCATTTTGTCGTTCTAATGCACTTAAGTATTTGAGTCGCTATGATAAAAAGGGAACTGCAAAGCAAGACATTTTAAAAGCAATGCATTATTGCTTACTCCTTTATTACTTCAGTGGCAACACTAAAGAACCTGATTATACTAACACTCGTTATGAAACTTTCTGATAAAACTGTCAATCTACTTAAGAACTTCAGCAACATTAATCAATCTATTCTTTTTAAAGAGGGTAGTAAACTTCGTACAATCTCTGTAATGAAGAACATTCTTGCAGAAGCAGAAGTCAATGAATCATTCCCAAAAGATTTTGGTATCTATGATTTAAACCAATTCCTTAATGGTATGGGATTACATCAGAATCCAGATTTGGATTTTGAGAATCAAGGTCATGTTGTTATTAAAGAAGGTAGGATGAGATCCAAATACTTCTTTGCTGATCCTAGTGTAATAGTTACACCTCCAGATAAGAATTTAGATCTTCCTAGTGAGGATGTATCTTTTGAATTAAATACACAACAGTTAGATCGTTTGCTTAAGGCAGCAGGAATTTATCAGTTACCTGATTTATCAGTTATTGGTAGTGCAGGTGTTGTTAAGATTCTTGTAAGAGATAAGAAGAATGATACTTCTAATGACTTTGCTATTACAGTTGGTGAAACAGACAAAGAGTTTGTATTTAACTTTAAAGTAGAGAACATTAAGATCATACCTGGTACTTATGATGTTGTTGTATCTCAAAAACTATTGTCTAGGTTTAAGTGTAAGGATTATGAACTTACATACTTCATTGCATTAGAACCTGATTCATCTTACGAATAATGAGAAATACTATCCTCTATGGGGATTGTAGGGAGACTTTAAAACAATTTGCGTCTCACACCGATAAGGCGAGGATGTGTGTTACATCACCGCCTTATTATGGTTTAAGAAACTATGGTGATGAAGAGAATCAAATTGGTCAAGAACAATCACCAGAAGAATTCATACAAAACTTAGTTGAAGTTTTTAGTTTGGTAAAAGATTGCCTAACTGATGATGGTACTTTGTGGGTGAATATAGGAGATAGTTATTACAACTATAGACCAGGTAAAGGTCAAGCATTAATCAAGCAGACTGTATCAAATAATAATCAAGACTTACCTGCTAATTGTGCAAGAAGAGGTAATAAATTAGAAGGATTAAAAGAGAAGGATCTAATTGGTATACCGTGGATGCTTGCATTTGCATTGAGAGCAGATGGATGGTATCTTAGACAGGACATCATATGGCATAAACCTAATCCAATGCCTGAATCAGTCAAGGATAGGTGTACTAAATCACATGAATATATTTTCTTACTAAGCAAAAATAAAAAATATTATTATGACAATGAAGCAATTAAAGAACCAGCAAAAGACTGGGGTACTAGGGATCGCAGTAAAGGTAAGTATCATAATGCTGGCACTGGTCTATCCCCTCACACTGGGTTGAGTAAGAGTTATCCAACAAAGAATAAAAGATCTGTTTGGAGAGTAACTAACAAACCATATAAGGGTGCTCATTTTGCAGTGTATCCACCAGATCTTATTGAACCATGTATAAAGGCAGGTAGTCAAAAGGGAGATATTATATTAGATCCTTTTATGGGTTCTGGTACAACTGCTAGGGTTGCAAGGTCTCTAAATAGGGATTATGTTGGATGTGAACTTCACGAAGATTATCGTGACTTAATAGAGATACCATCTTTGGATGGTTTAATTGAAAAATAATTATGATTAAATTATGGAGGATTTGGAAGTATGCCTTGGGAAGTTTCGAGGATACTAAAACTGCAAAGTACGATAATGCAGTCTGTATTATTCGTAGTTTTATTTTTGTTAGTTATCTTGTTACTAATTGTTTTATTACTGCTGGTGTCATAAGACATTGGAACCCACATGACCATGTACAAAGTATGCGGATTAGATGATTCTTATCCTAAGAACATCACCTTTGAAAATAAATATAATGATTGGACTGCTGCTCAAGACAAAGCTGTCCAATTGCTTGAAGATGGTGTACAATGGGTTCAGATCCTTATCGGGGATACTGACGATTGGGGGTTACTCCAAGAGTTAAATCTAGAGAGAGGTATTGAACCAGACCCAAATTTTAGTACTTGGACTCTAGCACCTTATTATGTGAGATTGAAAAATGAGGGATGAATTCCTTTGGGTTGAGAAATATCGACCTAAGACTATTGAAGAATGTATACTTCCAGAAGCAACTAAGAAAACTTTTCTTGAGTTTTTGGAAGCAGGTGAAGTACCTAATTTACTTTTATCTGGCCCAGCAGGGTGTGGTAAAACTACAGTTGCGAAGGCACTGTGTAACCAATTGGGAGTAGACTTCTATGTCATTAACGGATCAGACGAGGGACGATTCCTCGACACGGTACGTAACAATGCAAAAAACTTTGCATCTACTGTATCGTTGTCTTCGGAGGCGAAGCACAAGGTCATCATCATTGATGAGGCAGATAACACAACATCCGATGTACAACTCCTTCTCAGAGCAAGTATCGAAGAATTCTCAAACAACTGTAGATTCATCTTTACCTGCAACTACAAAAACAAAATCATTGAGCCCCTCCATTCGAGATGCTCAGTCATCGAGTTCTCAATCACAGGAAAACAAAAACCAGCAATCGCTGGACAATTCTTCAAACGACTTGTATCCATCTTGGACACAGAACGGGTTGAAGCTGATAAGAAAGTCCTCGCAGAACTCATCAATAAACACTTCCCCGATTGGAGAAGAGTCCTCAACGAATGTCAACGATATTCCGTTGGAGGAAAAATAGATACAGCAATTCTTGCAACTTTTGGAGATGTAAGGACTGAAGATCTAGTAAAAAATTTAAAGGTTACCTTGGTGCTACATATGATATTTTTCAAGAC